ATTCCGTGACCCAATTGGTCCATCAGCAACACAAGCTCTTATGGAGTGGGTTCGTTTACACGCTGAATCAGTTACAGGTCGTATGGGATATGCTGCGGGTTATAAAAAGAATGTTGACCTTGAGATGTTAGACCCAACAGGTGTTGTTGTGGAAAAATGGATTCTTGAGGGATGTATGATTACAAAATCCGCTTGGGATAACGTATCATATAGTGATGACAAATTAGCAGGATTGGACGTTACATTACAAATGGACCGTTGTATTTTGGTTTACTAATTTTGTATTTACTTTTATATTGATAAATTAAAATAACACGGTATATTTAACACAGGGTCTAATCCCTGTGTTTTTTTTTATGGACGAAAATGTATTAAAATATGGTCAACAAGATTTTAACTTACCACACGATGTGGTAAAACTACCTTCAGAAGGTAAGTTTTATAAATCAAAGAAAAAATCTGTTAAGGTTGGTTATCTAACCGCTGCTGATGAGAATGTAATCATGTCGGTTAACCCTGATGATTTGGTTATGACATTGGTACGTTCCAAGTTGTATGAACCAGATTTGAGACCCGATGAAATGTTAAATGGTGATATTGAAGCCATTTTGATTTTTTTAAGAAACACATCATTCGGACCCGAATACAAAATTTCAAGTATTGACCCCGAGACAGGAAAAAAGTTTTCTACTGAAATCATGTTGGATGAGTTGGATTTTAGAAAACCTTCCCAAGACCCAAATGAAGACGGTAGTTTTACAATTAAATTACCAAAATCAAATGCTACTGTTAAAGTAAAACCTTTGACTTTTAAAGAAATTGGTGAAATTAACAAATTGGCTGACCAATATCCAACTGGTAGAGTGGCACCAAAAGTAACTTGGAAACTTCAAAAACAGATTATTAGTGTTGAAGGTGATAGTGAACAAGGTACTATTAATAGATTTGTAGAAGGATTACCCATAATGGATTCAAAATTTATCAGAAACTTTATTGATGAAAATGAACCACGATTGGATTTAAGAAGAACAATTATAGCCCCGTCAGGAAACAAGGTAGATGTTGAAATCGCCTTTGGGGTTGAGTTTTTTCGCGTTTTCTTCTGATTACGCCTCCTATCAGTTAGACGAATATTTCGTTTTAGCAAAAAATTTACACACATCTTGGACTGATTTTATGAAAATGCCTACATATGCTCGTAGGTATTTGATAGATAAAATAATTGAGGGAATAAAAAATACTTAATTATTCTATTTATTAAGATATGCAACAAACTCCACCAAATCCAAACGCACCAAATACGTCAGGAATATCTAATAGTATTAATTCTGTTGGAGACGTTGTAAAAAAATTAAGTAAAATTGTTGATGATGCTTATGATGGTTGGCAACAAAGAACCGTTGAATTAGAAGACCAATACTCCCAATTCACTGCGACAATTTCTGGGACGTTTGGACAAACTCAATCAGCAATAAAAGGATTAAGAGAGGAAATTGCAATTGCCACACCTGGTGTAGTTGGTTTGGGTGGTAATTTTAGAGATGTTGCGGCAATACAAGAAAGTATTGCCGAATCACTTCAAACAAATGTTATTACATTAGGTGAGACCGTAACAGATTTATACGCTGCCGGAAAAGCTGTTGGTGTATCTTCCGCTGGAGTTGGAGAAATGGTTAAATCATTCCAAGATGTTGGAATCCAAACAGGAAATATTAAAGACAATATCCAAACAACTGTTAACTTAGCACGACAAGTTGGTGTTAATACTGGTGCAGTGTTTAAGTTGGTTAGTAATAATTTAGATTCAATTAATAAATACGGTTTTGAAAATGGTGTTGCTGGTTTAGCTAAGATGGCGGCACAGGCGGCAGGATTACGTATTGATATGAATTCGGTATTTAATTTTGCTGAAAAAGTATTTGACCCTGAAGGTGCTATTGACACTGTAGCTGCTTTCCAAAGAATGGGAGTCGCCGCTGGTGATTTAGCAGACCCTTTTAGATTAATGTATTTGGCTTCTGAAGATACTGAAGAACTTCAAAACCAAGTTGTTAAAATGACTCAAAAGTTTACATACTTTGACGAAAAAACAAAAGAGTTTAAAGTTTTCCCAAATGCTAAACGTGATTTAAGAGAAATTGAAAAAGCAACAGGTATTGCCTACAATGATTTAATTAAAATGTCTGAAGGGACTCAAAAATTAAATTTAATATCTAAAGATTTAAAAATTGCCGGTGTTGATGAAGAAACAAAACAATTTGTTGCTAATGTTGCTCAATACAACAAACAAAAAGGTGGATTTACGGTTAAGATTGGTAGAGATGAAAAACTTGTAACTGAAATTAATAGTAAAGATATTGATGAGTTAAAAGAATCACAAAAACCTGTTACTTTAGAAGATTTGGCTAAAAGTCAACTTACTGAAGCACAATACTCAACTGCGGTACAAGAACAAATTAGAGATAGACTTGCAGCACCTGTTGCTGGGTCAAGAGCCCCACAGGATTTAAGAGAAGTATTAAGAGGTGCGTTAGCATCAGGACAAGCAACTTCAGAGAGAGCTGTTGGAAACACACGTGGTGGTATTGCGGGTATTGACCAACTTTATGAAAAAACAGGTAAAGGTTTAACAGATTTAATTTCAGGAAAAGGTGGTTTAGAAGACGTTGCAAATGTGTTTAAAACAGCGGGAATGGATATGGGTGAAGGGTTAAAAAATATAACCAAAGCATTTAATAACTTTGATACTGAGGCATCTAAACCATACATTTCATCGGGAAATAAAATAGCTGAAGCCGCAAGTGCCGCAGTAACAGGATTAAGTAGTTTGGCTGATAAGGCGAAATCATTCTTATCAGGAACTGACGTTACTAAGAAACCAACAATTGAAACTGGAAATATTACACAAAATAATCAAAAGATAGAATTCAATCCTTTGGAACATAAAGGTACTATAGATATTAAAGTAACAACACCAAATGGAACAACACAATCTTTAACTGACTCACAAATTAGTGAGATATTTAAAAACGAAAATTTTAGAAAAGAACTCGCTAGAATTATTTCTGAATCTAAAATGAATGGAAATTACGGATTAGTACCAAATAAGATTTAATAAAAAATAAATGAGCTTCTATTTATAGAAGAAACAATAAAAATGCCAAGTCAATTAAGTTTTAGTGCGACAAAATTATTAAGAGATAAGTTACTAGTAAGAAACTTAACTCCGTACAACAAACCTGGTGTTTACACTTCAACATCAGCACCTGCTTCGGGTGAATTTGTTCAAAGTGATTATGCGGTTATTGACTCTCCCGATGTATTAATTGATGCTGACCCATTTGCCGACAAACTTTATGTTAATAATATATTTGGACCTTTAGGTGGGTATAACAAAAATATTAATGGTTTAGTTAATACCCAACAAGTAACTTCAAACCAAGGTCCATATGGTGCGACACCACCATATACTAATGCTTTACAAGTATATTCTGAATCATTCCAAAAGAGACAGTACATTAAAAACGCATATTCACCAGGAAGTCAATACAACTATTATGATATGGGTGATGTTGTTAAAGTACAAAAAAATAAAACATATTGGAGTCCACCAAGTTTTAGACCATCATCATATTCACCATATGCTGTTTTATTACAAAAAGACCCATCGGGTGATAATGGACCGGCTAGTGATGATTCACAACTTGCTCAAATGGGTATTGAAGGGGCAAAAAGAGCTTTTCAATATAGAGTAGACCAAAATGTTAGAGCGGCAACAATTGGTAGAGTTAATATTTTATCAGGTCTTTCAGACCCATTTAACTTATCACAAATTATAGCTGGAAAAAGACCCGTAATTGTTGCCGATTGGACTATTACATCAGGTGGTAATTTATTATCACAAGGGATGGATATTGTGCAAAGAATAACTGGTGCACAACTTCCATTTTCACCAATTCCGGGTAGTTATTACCAAGCAAGAGATTTTGGTACTGCCGCTTCAGCCGCAGCGGCCGCTGGTAATGGAAAACGTGGTGGGTTATTTGGATTGTTTGGTTCAAGACCAACATCACCATCTCAATTGTTTTTGGATTATACAGGTTCAGGACAAAGAGGTCAATTAACACAAAATTTAGCAACAAACAAATACCGTCCACAATATAACACAGGTGGAACAGGTATTATATCTGCTTTGGGTCAAGCCATTACAGGAGCGATTGCCAACAACGCAAGTCAAGGAACTTATTATGTTGGAAGTCCACAAAGAGAACCTGAATATATTACATCACCTCCTGGTCAGGTACCAATTGATAGTTTCGGTGGTCAGGTTAATGCACCTGTTTATGGTCCTGATATTTTAGGGAAAGAATATGAAGGTGTTGATAAAGACTTTAAATTTGGTTTGGCGGGAAAACCATTTGATGATGATGGTAGTATTGTCGGTGGATTTACATGGGTTAGTGGTAAATGGGCACCAAATGCTGGTAGACATCAAAAACCTGGTGGAGACTATGGTGACCAAGACCCTGCGTTCCCTTCAATATCAAATCAATTAACCGCAACAGAATCAATTAATTACGCTTTTAAACCAGGCTCAATTTTAGATGATACTCAAAGATTAATTGATTCACAACCAAATTCAGGAGCAAGATTTGGACACGTAGGTAATGCGATTGACCAAACATCAAAAGTATTTTTTGATGGATATAAAGAAATTACCAAAGGTTCACAAGTTATTAGATATTCTGATGGACAAGCCAATGTGGGTATTGAATATTGTCGTGTTTTTACAAAAGATACTCCATATTATACTTTTAATAGTTTACAGAAAAAAGACGGAAATATTCGTAAGTTTTCATATTCTATTGTTGATTCAACATTTAACTTAAACATTGCTCCTGAAAAGGGAGGTGATAGTATTGTTAATGGTAAGGTAAAGAAATACATGTTCTCAGTTGAGAACTTAGCTTGGAGAACTGGACACAGACCTGGTTATAGAGTTAGTGATTTGCCAGCTTGTGAACAAGGACCAAATGGTGGTAGAGTTATGTGGTTCCCCCCATATGATTTATCATTTACTGAGGATACAAGACCAACATTTAATGAAACTACATTCTTGGGTAGACCTGAACCTGTATATACATATAAAAACACTTCTCGTAGTGGTACATTGAAATGGAAGATGGTTGTTGACCATCCGTCAATTTTAAATGTTATTGTTAATAAGGTGTTGTCCAATGAGGGTGATAGACAAAAAGTAGATTCTATTGTTAATTCATTCTTTGCTGGATGTAAAAAGTATGATTTATATGAACTTGCAAAGATATACAATACAATTCCCTTAACAGAATTACAAGCTTGGCAAGAAGTTGCAAATAATCCACAAGCAACTAATGAAAACATTGAAAGTGTATTTAAAAATACATCAACCGAAGTAGGGGTTGCTCAACAAGCCACGGTAACTGAGACATTATCAAGTTATAAGGAGTATGGATTTTATTTTGATAATGATATTCCAAAACAAAATCCTAACACAACAACTGAAACACCATATCAATCAACATATGATGTTTATACATCATCGACTAATAAAACAAAATATAGTCAAAACGCGCCAAGTGCTGCTACAGTATCAACTTTCTTTACAAATATTGTTGATGAAAATTATACTCAAATGAAAACTTTGGTTGAAAAAATTTATGATTTATTGAGTCAAAAACAAGCTGAAAAAATTATTCTTACTTTAAGAGGAAGTGCTTCATCACCAAATACTGAAGAGTATAATAATAAACTATCTCAAAGAAGAATAAGTTCTGTTGAAAATTTCTTTAAAACATACACATTTGCTGGTGGAAAATCAGTTAATGAATTTATTGGTAACTCATTGGTATTAAACGGATTACCTGTTGGTGAAAATATTGTAATCGCAAATCCAAAAGGAACGTCAAGTTCATTTGGTTCTGTTGATTGTCACCAAGATTTAACAGGAAACAATAAAATTTATTCAACAAACGCCATGGCTTGTAGGGCGGTTATTATATCAAATATTACTGTTCAACAACCAGCACCACAGCCCGCACCAAACAATACTGACTCACAAGAAGCAATTGCTGCCACAGGAAATAATCAAGAACCAAAAAAACCCGCACAAACAAATGTGGTTTCACCACAACCCGATGAGATTTTATTTAAAGGGGCATCTAAAAAATTATTAAGATACCTTTTAAATGAGTGTGATTATTTTGAAGTGTTAAAGGCTGAAAACCCATTCATTTATGATTCAATAAAAGAAAAAATAAAATATTTCCAACCAGCGTTCCACTCAACAACACCTGAAGGATTAAACTCACGTTTAACTTTCTTACAACAATGTATGAGACCTGGTGAAACAATTCCAACAATTGGACCCAATGGTGATAAATTATATAACGATGCTTTAAACACATCATTTGGGGCACCACCAGTATTGGTTTTACGTGTTGGTGATTTTTATAATACAAAGATAATCCCAACAAGTTTAGGTTTTACATATCAAACATTTGATTTTAATCCTGAAGGTATTGGTTTCCAACCAATGATTGTAGAGGTTAATATGGGATTCAACTTTGTTGGTGGTTCAGGACTTGCAAATCCTGTTGATACATTACAGAACGCATTATCATTCAATTATTATGCGAATACTGAAATGTATGATGAAAGAGCCGAGGCGACTGAAGATACAAGTAAACTTGATAAGGAAATTATTAGTGCTATTAGAGCACAACAACCTGTTGTTGGTGTTGCCAATGTTGATACTCAAATATCTACAGATGGTGGTAATACAATTGGTGTGTTCACAGCAACTGGAACAACAGCAAGTGGACAAACAGGTACTTTAACATACGCACCATTTATGAATAAAGTGGTTGAACAAACTCAATCATATTATAATGGTGTTTTAAATATGTTTGATAGTATTTTGACAAATTATAACTATGGTGTGTTATCTATGTTAAATTATGGTAATAATAATCAAACATATAATACCGGTAGTTTTAACTCATCAACAGACTTGACGGTAAATTTATATGGTAAACCAGCCAAAACACAAACATATGTTGATGATGCGTTTAAAGATTTGTTAAAAGATATTGATGGTGGAGATTTAACAATTTTTTCAAGTTATGAATTTTCAAACCCAATTATAACAAATGCTCAGAAAAGATTGTTTAAAAAGAATTATTCAAATTATGTTAAAACATATCAAACAACATTCTTAAATTCTTTAACTGAGCCAATATCAACATTAGTTGGATTACAACAAAGTTATGTGTTTAATATTGATAGATTAAACTTTGTTGCATCAGGAACTACAACAGGATATGATGGTAAATTAAATGAAAAAAACATTGCAATTTTATATTCTATAAGTGGAACACCTGAAGATGTTAGTGGAACTACAATTGATAGTTTAACATCTTTAAGAAATGACTATATTACAATAGGTAATAGTAATAATACTTTCTTATCAGGTTTGACAGATGCTCAATTATATAATACGAATGGATACAACCCAAAAGTGCCGGGAACATGGACATTACCAACAGAAGGATTTGATTATTTTGATTATGATACTCCTAACCAATATAAAATTAGAGAATATACTTTGATGAGTAGAGCTTTGTTACAAAAAGATTTAAAAGATGGATTCTTAAAAGCTTTAGTTGAAGGATTAGACCAAGCAACCACAAATGCTGTATTATTTTATTATGACACAAGTGGTATTTCATTAAGATTCCAATGGACATATGCTAATAAGTCTGGTTCAGATTTATTGGCAATTTATAAAACAGGTGATGTCGCCAAAAACTACATCAAATATACACCACCATTTGGCTCAACACAAAAAAGAATTACCGTATTTGCTGAAGATTTAATCGCACCTGAAAGTAATAAAAAGACACTTCAAACTATCTATTCTAATAAGAATAATAGTGGTAAGTTTAACCCATACAACTTTAAACGAAAATTTAACTAATGGACGCATATTATAACCGATACCAACAATTTTTTATCAATGGTGAACAAACCGTAGTTCCATTTGTGTCATTACCAAGTAAGACTTCGGACCAAAGATATATCTATAGAACTGGATTCAGTAGATTAGATAAGGTATCACAACAATTTTATGGAACACCATTTTTTGGGTGGTTAATTTTACAAGCCAATCCTGAGTATGGTGGATTAGAATGGAATATACCTAACAATTCTTTATTGACTATACCATATCCACTTATATCTTCATTACAAGATTATAAAAATGGTATAGAAAACTATTTCTTCTATTATGGCAGATAACAATATAAATGGTGGTGATAACATATTCGTAGACTTTGATTATCAAAATGTTTTTTTAGTTGACCCAAACAAAACTGTTGATTTAAATGGTGTTGCCCGAGAAAGACAAATTCATCATGAAAATTTGGTTATGTATGCAAACTTGGAAGCTACAAATGTCTTTCCAAGAACAAAACTTGCTGTCGGTGCACCATTAACTGATGCGATTCAAAATGTACCAATTGCTGCTATGAACTTTTTAAGACCTGGTGGTAAAACATTACTTACAAACGCATATCTTGATGAAATTACTGGTTTAAATACAAGTACAGGGAAAGGAACTAACCAACCAAACATTACAAATGTTAGCCAACAAAATAAAACTGATGAGTTTTATCTTAAACAAAATACTATAAATTCACAAGATACTGGATTATTAGGTATTGAAACTATTAGAGTTAAAAATAATAGAAGTGCAACACCAAGTGTTGAAATGACATTAATTGATACTCAAGGAAGAGCGTTATTTGAAAAAGGTGAAAATTCTGAATATGCCGCGTTTTTCAACTTACCATACCCAACTTTTTATTTAACCTTAAAAGGTTATTACGGTAAAGCAATTAGATACCAATTAATTCTTACAAAATTTTCAGCGGCTTTTGATGGTAACACTGGAAACTATAGAATTAATCTTAATTTTTATTCTTACAAATATACGGTATTAGCCGAAACACAAGTGGGTGCATTATTTGCGGTTCCATTTATGTATACATCAGATTTTAAAATAAATGCAACCGCACCACAAACGGGAGCTTTAAACGCAGCACAAAATTCTGTCGTAATTGGTGATACTGGAGGTCAACAAAACGCGACAACCGTTACGTCAAGTGTAAGAACAACAAGAGGGTATCAAAAAATTAAAGAAGTTTATGCTAGATATAAGGCGGACCAATTAATTTCACCAACATTACCAGAACTTTCATTTCCTGAATTAAGGGCGAGATTAGAGGGTCTTGAAAAGTTTTTAATTCAAAGTTTTGGACAAGCCGATTTCACACCATTATCGGATGTGGATACCTATTTTAAATTGGTGACCAAATTTAGTGATGATGTTTCATCACCTGTTGAAGATAGTTGGTTTAAAAAATATATTGATGTTAGTTTACCATTTGTTTTAAAGTCAAAAACCGCTAATAATCAAACGGGTGTTAAAACTTGGATTTATAATAAAGCCACAAGAGATAATCCCCAAAAAAGAATTGATGCTTATAATGAGTTAAGACAATTTGTTACTGAGTATGAAACACAATTATTAAAAAATAAAACTTTAGGTGAAAATGGTAGTTTTACAATTGATGGTGTTAAACAAGGTTCTCAAATTAATGTAATAAAAAACATCAAAGTATCTCCCGCAACAACATTGTATGTTAGCGAAGACACGTTTAGAAAGGCAATTTCAATAGACGACATTAACTGGTACGAAACGTTTGTTGCAAGAACTAATAGAGAACCAAGAAATGGTGAAGAAAACATTTTAAAAACACAATCATTATTATTTTTTGTTCCATTAGAAACACAAGGTGAAAATCAACAAATAATACAACCAACATTTAACTTTGTGTTTGATGGTGCTGGTAATTTTTCAGATGTAATATCAAAAACTTTTGACGAGATATCAAAACAAAAAGAAAAAATTGTTACTGCTCTTACCGCCTTTTTAGCCAAGAAAATTGAAGGTCCAAATGGTTTAGGATTTAAACCAACTATGAGAAATATCATGGCTATGATATTTGCATCAATTGAAGCCTTTTATAGATTAATGGATGATGTTCATTCTGATGCTTGGTCAAAAAGATTACACCCATATAGAAAAGCCGCGGTTTACGGTGATGACAAGTCAAATACAACTACAGATTCTAAAAATTTAACACAAACAACAAACACACCAAATTTAAGTAATATTCCTGTTTATCCATGGCCGCAATACTATGTTCAGACAAATTCTGATAAAGGAGAACAATATGAGTTAAGATACCCTGGTGACCCAAGAGAAATTTCAAGAACAAAGGCAAATAATTTTGATGTGTGGCCTGAAGTTGAATTTGTTGAGGAATATATGAAAGGATTAGCTCAACGTTCAAGCACTGACACTGGTCCTTCAGGTGATAATAATGAAGGACGTACAGTAAATAAAATCACAATGAATGCTGTTGAATTCCCAACTACAAATATACCATATACTGACTACGATACTGTTAAGTTTTTATATGAAATTTATGAGAGGGTTTTATTGGCAACCTATTGGGATAGAATTTCTACATCTGGAGCAACATCATTATCAGTATATAGAACTTTATCTGATTTAGAAGTTGCAAATATTAGACAATCCTTAACAGGAACGAGTCCCGCCTTAACTAAAACTTTAAAAAATATTGGATTTATTCCGCAAAGTTATTTGGATGTTTTAAGACAAATATCAAATGATGGGACTGGTACAAGTTGGCAACAACTTATTAGAGGTATTTTTACTTCTGAATACCTAAGGGCGATTACAACAAAAGATTATGCTATTTTAGAAGATAGTTTAATAACCGCAGCGTCTACATCTACAGAAAAAAGTGTTGAATCGTTAAAAAATGTTGATGAGTATGTAAAATCATCAAAGTCCACAACAACAGACATTATGGATGTGTATCCATTTAGAAGTGATACGTGGTCTAAACAACATTTAGCAAATATTAAACAAGTTAAGTACGACAGATATACAACAAAAAATAGTTTATATCTTAATACCACAAAGAAATATATTACAAACTATCAAGTTGGGGTTACTGATAATAACCAAAACAAACCTTTTGTTAATAATTCATTTTTAACATCACAAACACCTATAGTAACAACAACCTTTAATAATTTTTATGCAACAAGAAGAGATACGGAAGTATACCTCCCAACTGAAGGTCCTTTAAATTATGTAAATAAAACAGGAAATGTTTTTCCTGAACAAACAGTGTCAATGTTGAATACACCGTTCTTTATTAATGCGTTACAACAAGATGTGCAAGCTGACAGAAACAATGGTGTCACATCACCATACATTAAATCCGCATATCTTTTTTTAAATTCATTACCATTGTCAAATCTTAGTGAAAGATATTTTTCATTAGAACCACCTGATTGGTCTTGGGGTACTGACCCAAATGAGGGTACTTATTTGGATTATATTTTTGCAACATTAACAAAATTTGGTGGTGTTCATAGATTACCATATTCTTGGATATTAAGATATGGTTCTATTTGGCATAGATATAAAACATATATTGAAACAAATGTGGATATTTTAGATTCTGTGTGGACAAATATCAACGCACCTAATTTATATGACCCAACAACAAATTCACTAGAAACTCAATACACTTTTAAAAACCAAAAAAATGAAAACTTTAATATTGTTGGTCAATTAAACAATACTGTTAGTGGAAATACAATTTCAATTATGAACCTTGGATTTTATCCAAAGTTAATGAATGATGTTTATTACTTAATTGCTGGCCAAGATTTAATAACGGGATATACAAATACTGAAATTCAAACCGCAGTTAATGAAGGTTTAAATGTTGGTCCTATTAGTAATTCGGCAATTTCATTACAAAATGGTTTTGACCCAAATAATCCAAATAGAAGTTTAAATATGAATGTTTGGTTTAGTTCATTTGATACAAAAAACTCAACCAAATTTAAAACATACCAACAACAAAAAACAATTTTAATTCCAAGTTTTTCAACAAACTATAATCAGATTAGTTCTGAATGTTTTAAACAAAGTACAACTGGTAACACATTAACTTTAACACAAGAGGTATTTAACAATTCTGCGGTCTACAATGGTTCGGCTAGAACATTTTGGACGGCACCAAATTATGGTTATTTTGAATTACAAAGTATTACTAAACCAAATTACAATGAATATTTTAAACAAATTTTTACTGGAGATTCAAAACAAAACGCTGTTAAATTTGGACAAACATATACAAAAATTGAAGATGTTTTTGGAACGTTTAAGAAAGAAATCTTAGATTCATTTGAAACTGAATTTTTGAATTTCACAAAATCATATAATGACTTACCCGCTGACCAAATATCGGGTAGTACATTTATTAATAGAAACTTTCAATCAATTATGGGTGAAATGTTAACAATACAATATGTTGACAATACCCAATCATACGACAATTATATAACAACTTGTAATAATTCACAAAGAACCAAAATAAGTGAAATGATTAATTCATTTATGAATTATAACATTGCCTTTAAGTATGGTAACCCAAGTAACTTTGATAGAAAATTATTTGGTACGTTTACAACATTACCCGAATTCAAAGTTATTGACCCATATACTTACAACCCTTATGTTCAAAATACCTTACCAACAGCAACAGGAACTTTAACTTTATCACAATCAGTTAGTTTAAATCCCGATGCTTGGAAAGCAATGTATAATTATGTTGGATTCGCAACACAATCAGGTATGACGTACTCAAATAATGGTAGTTACTATACTGATTTCTTTCCAACAATGAATGTTGAATTCACTCAGGCAAATGTAGTTAATTTTGCTCCTTTAATTAAAATATTTGGTACACAAAAATTACTTGATGAATCATCGGCAACGGTATATGGTAGTAGTAATTTTACCACATCAATTAATGAATATTATCAAAGTAAAAACGTATTTTTAAACAATACACTAACACAATTGTTTTCAACACTTCAAAAAGATTTACCGAATGTTGAACAAACCAATGAAAAACCTATTTTATCAGCGGTTGATGGTATACAGACAAAGATTGAATTTTGGGAAACTTTTAAAGCCTTTAATGACAAATGGATTGCAGGTAGTAACTATAAAGATAGAACATTATTTCAAGATGTTTTATTCTTAGATAGGGCCAACAGAGATATTGGTGATGCTGTTTATGTAGACATTTTTAAATTAAAAGATTTCTTTTCAGGAACCACATCATTGGATACAAGATGTATTGACTTTGTTAGTAGAATTATTGCTGATAATCAATTCCAAATGATGCCTATGCCAGCATACATTAATTTTTGGGGTGTTGGTGATGTAAAACAAGGTGAAACACCAAACGCTCAACCAACAAATGATATGGCAAATTCATTATTTGGTACTTTCTTAGATGTTGATTATAGATTCGCATCTCCAAAGTTTGTTTGTTATTATGCTGGAAAACCAAGTGAACATTTGGATATGAGAGAAAATCCTGAGTATAGATGGAAAACGGATGCGTTTGATTTTGCACCTGCTAGAATGCCATTAATTGATAAATTACAAGGAAAAAAAGATTGGGCTCAATCAAATAGAGTTGTTGCGTTTAATGTTGATTTTGGGACACGAAATCAAAGTATGTTTTACAGTATACAGTTAGACCAAAACTCTGCAGCGGCAACAACTGAAGGTAATAGAGTTATTACAGATGCTGCAAACCAAGCTGGTGGTACAAGGTCAAATACACAAAATGTTAGTTTATATAATTTGTATAAAACTAGAAGTTATGAATGTAGAGTTGAGTCTATGGGTAATGCTATGATACAACCTACCATGTATTTCAATTTACGTTATGTTCCAATGTTTAGAGGTCCTTATATGATACAATCGGTTGAACATTCAATAGATGCAGGACAATTTAAAACATTCTTTACTGGTGTTAGGATGCCTTTATATTCATTGCCGTTAATAGAACAACAAATTATGACACTTAACACTAGTTTATTAGCAGAACTAGTTCAAGAAGTTAGAAGACTTAAAGAAACCGCTACAACAACCGCACAACCAGCCGTTAATATTATAACAATTGGTAATGGTGTTCAAACAAATGGTAAATTTACTGCGTCAGCGCCCGTTGAATGTCTTAAAGATATCCAAGCGGCAAACGTTAAATATCAAAAATACACTGGTGTTGAAAATACTATTCAAAGATTATCATACGGTGATATGGCAAAATTATTAAAAGAAAATGTTAGTTCTATACCAACTAGGGCAATGATATTCTACACATCATATTTAAATGGTCACGATGATAATAATTTTGTTTCATTTAATTTTGATTTAGGAGGTACTCCATTGGGAGGACTACCATTCCCTCAGATATCTTATGGTGGAAGAGAACAATATTTTACAAAAACATTTGCTTGTAAAACAAATCAAGGTGGTGCTACACAACCAGTTGCGGTATTCACAAGTTTTGAAAACTCAATAAACTTTATGGAAAATTATTATTTTAATAAACAAGCTGGTGTTTCAAAAAGTTTGATTAATGTAGGAACTAATAAATGGGCAACTAAAGATGATTATATCTTAAGTATGGTCTCAACATGGCTTGGATGGTGGCCAACAAAACGATTTAATAATTTACAAGAAGAACAAACTTTTATTGCTAAAAATAAAAATATGATACCTGATTTAACAAAAGCCGCGTCAGAAGTATTAGAAATAATGATAAAATTTAATCTTGTAAGTTTTTAAGATATTTATATAAAAACTATAGTTATGAATATTAAACAACATTTAGACAATTATCTTGGTAAGAATACAAGATATACCGAAAAAAATGCCGGAAATGGATTTACCGAAGTGTGTGATTTGGACACAGGTAGCTGTTACACTGTTAGAGATAGAGATGGTCTTATTGAAAGAGTAGACAACACTTTAAAAACTAATAGAAAAGTCCAAGTTGAAACACCACAAGGTTTTAAACAATTATTAAATGGTTAAAAAAATGGGAATAGACATTAAAATAATTCAAGAGATTAAGAGACACAACTCAATCAATAAGTACATAATGGAACAAGATGCTTTGGGCGATGTTCCACCTGCAGACCCAACAGCGGCACCAGCACCCGATGCGGCAGCAACACCTGAAGTAGACCCAACATTAGCGGCACCACCAGCATCACCTGAAGTTATTGATACTGCAACAGACACTGAAGTTGAAAAAATTGATAATGTCGGACAAAGCGAAGAGTCAGATGATGATTCTGGTAGTGAAGAATTGGATATTACAGATTTGGTTAATTCACAAAAAAATGTTGAAAGTAAACAACAAGAATATTTTGACATGATGTTCAAACAAATTGAGGGTCTACAAACCAAGTTAAATGCTATGGATGACGTATTCAACAAATTAAACAGCATGGAAGAAAAGATTGAACAATACAGACCAAAAACACCTCAAGAAAAATTAGAATTAAGAAGTCTTGATAGTGGTCCATTCAACCAAAAACTTTCTGATTTTTTTGATGACAAACAAGATGACATGGAAAAGGCTGGCAAGAACGAATATGTATTAACATCCGATGATGTTGAAAACATTGTACCTTCAGATATTAAAAAATCATTTGATGAATATGGTGCTGAACCCACTGGAACTTCATTTAAAATGGGTTGATTTTTAACAACTTTTTACTATATTAGAAGGGTCACGTTGTGGCCCTTTTTTATTTGGCGAAATAATTTGACGAACAGAAAAATAACAACTATAATTTATAAACAAACAATCTAATTAAACAAAAAACATGATGAGTTCACTTGACGCAGTACTTTCACAGTACGAAAAAAACACACAGTCTTTCGGAGACTCTAACCGAATGTCCCAAGAGGAAAGAATGAAAAAGTATTTTGCTTGTATTCTTCCACAAGGGCAATCTCAAGGACAACGTAGAGTACGTATCCTTCCTACACCCGATGGTTCTTCACCTTTCAAAGAGGTTTGGTACCATGAATTACAAGTGGGTGGTAAATGGCAAAAATTCTATGACCCAGGTAAAAATGACAATGAGCGTTCACCTTTGAATGAGGTTCACGATGAGTTGATGTCTACCGGCAAAGAGTCAGACAAAGAATTGGCTAAACAATACAAATCTCGTAAATTTTACATCGTAAAGGTTATTGACCGTGATGCTGAAGACGAAGGTGTAAAGTTTTGGCGTTTTAAACACAATTACAAGAATGATGGTATTCTTGACAAAATCATTCCAATTTGGAGACAGAAAGGTGATGTAACTGATTCACAAAAAGGTAGAGACCTTATTGTACAGTTGGTTAAATCTAAAACTCCTGGTGGAAAAGATTACACAACAATCCAAACTATTATGCATGATGACCCAGCACCTCTTCATGAGACTGCTAATGTTATGGAAGAGTGGTTGAAAGATGAGTTGACATGGAATGATGTTTACTCTAAGAAACCTGTAGAATATTTGGAAGCAATCTCTCGTGGTGAAGAACCTCGTTGGGATAGTGAAACAGGTAAATACTTGTACAGTGATTCAGGAGATATGATGATGGGTGGTTCTAAATCAGCACCCGCGGCTCCTGCAGACCCACAATTATTTGACGAACCTGCTGAGGACTTACCGTTCTAATAAAACAAAACATCATGTATGGTATCTTGTATGGTACCATACATGATTAATTTATAACACACATGGCAATCAAGAAAAACGATTTTAATTCAGTAAAGAAGAAATTCTCAACTTCGGCGAAGTATAAACCACAAAGATACTTTGACTTGGGTAAAGATTTCTTGGACGCTGTAGGACTA